GGACCTTGCGCATACACATGTCCTGCATTTCCGTCAAACTGTCGAGGAACACCCAGTTGAACGGAATTGGGTCCTGCGTATACAGCCACTCGTATGCGGCGACGATGTCGGTCCAGCCGTTGATCTTCCACTTCATAGCGGAACTGCCGAACCGTTTAGCACTTAGGGTGCCGTTGTCTTCAGGCGCGATAACGAGCACGTCATCGTCGCTACAGCCGAACACCGTTTTGCCTACGCCTGAGTCAGCGTAGATGAGCAGGTTGACAAATTCATCCTCGTCTTGAAGAGAGATGATATTGTCGGGGAACGTAGTTGTATCCATCAAAGCCACTCCAATTCCTTGTTTGGTTTTTCATCCATTTTGATTACGTACGCATCAATCTCATTCACCATCCTAACCAAGTTACTCGCATCGGCCTGACTGATTCGTTTAAGTGCGGCTAGCCTAAGCACTCTGGTTTTGAAAGATGCTAGCTCATTTGCTCCCTTATCCTTGAGCCGCGCTACCATCACCCACCTCACTGTGCTCCAGTTTCTTTTCATCATGGTCCGCATAGGGGTCCACTTTGATCATCGTGGACTCCTTGAAGTACTCAGTATCCCCGCCAGCCTCGTCAATCTCGCACAGGTCAAAGAACTGGCAGAAGTAGCAATCTCGCTGCGTGTTCTTCAGAATGGGGAGTCGGCCTTCACGTACATCGGCCATGACCCGTGCTTCCTCCGAGATACGGACGATTGAGCGCTGGCGTTCCGCAGGAGTACGCGGAACAAAGTGGCGCACAAAGATCGGCGTATCTGTAGGCTCACCGAGCACTTTGATGTCATAGGTCTGGCACATTTCCGCCAGATCCTTCTTCAAGAGCTTCTCAATCGGCTTGTCCTTGGGAGTGCTTACGCCGTCGCCATACTGGATGCCTTCAGCCCAAAGTGCGTCGATATAAGCCTGTTTGAGTGGCTCTTTGTATTGGTTGCCCTTGCGGATGAAGTTGTACTCCATGCCCTTGACGACCTCTTTGTCGCCAATCAAACCCTGGTATCTGAGTGCGTGCGTAGCAACAGCAATGTACCCGCTAGCCTGCGTATCCAAAGTGAGGTGGTATAGCAGGATCTGGTTAGCTGTCTTGTGGTCTACCATCTTGACCTGGCCGTCGTTCAGATCACGGAAGCACAGGTCAAACACGCCGACAAAATTGACGATGGGTTTGAAACCGCGCCTTCCCTTTTCAGACTTGAGCGGTTTGAATCTGACGTCAGGTATCAGGACGCTGAATTTGCGTTCGGCATCTAGCACATCCCAGTGTGGGTCGCCTTTGTAGCGTTCGACATACCCATCCATCAGATCGACACCAAGTTGTCGGAAGTCCACCCACTTTACTACCAATTCCTCGTCGACAGTTTCCTGGGTCTTCAGTTTGGCGATCTCATCCTTGGCCAGATCATCGAACGTGTCAGCCGGATGCGGGCCACGCTTCAAGCCGGGGAGGTAGTACTCAGCCAGCGCAATGTGGATAAGAGTACCAAACTCGGCTGCTGTGGCGTACTTTGGCGCTCTCGGAGCCAGACACTCAACGTTGCCCCACCACCACTTCTGGGGACAGCGCATGAACGCATTGCGTTCGCTGGAACGCAGTTTGGGCAGTTCTCCGTTGGTCATGGCGTCCAATTCTCACCCATGTAGTTCTTGATATTGCCGCCGTGTAATGGGCTCCAGTGCTTCCATTCTGGCAGATTGTCATCGTAGCACTGGCGCCACTTGAAGCTGATCTTGTCCTCGCGTGGCCGGCGCACCCAGTCTGGGAATTTGTCCTGTAGGTAGTCACACGATTCGATCTTCAGCGAGTTTGTCGACGCATCCTCCAAAGCCGCGATACCACCCGGCTGCCAGCGGGCACCCATCGACGCCGACTTTGCGCCCAGATGAATCATCCACGGGTAGCCCTCCACGATTCCACGGATCATCAAATCCGCATCGTCGGTCATCCGTAGCTCTTCATCGTAATTGCCTATGTCGATGGTGTTTTGGACGTTGAGCCCAAAGATACGGAAGATGGATGAGGGACAGATGACGACGTCGTTGCGCAATTTGCCTTTGATCCCTAGCATCAGATCCAGGTAGCTGTACCACGACGTTATCCCGAGCACCAAAGGATCTGCGGCGACGTCAATTAGACCGTCCATTCCGCTCGTCGGTTTGACGTCATCGTCGCTCATCACGATCGACTCGTGGCCGGCGTCAGCCGCGTGTTCGAGGCAACGTGCTCGGCTGAAGCCGACACCGAGATTGCGGTCTGGCAACCCAATTACCTCGACACCGACTCGGCAATCTGGGACCTGTACCTTGTACATGTCCACCTCATCCGGCTCGACCATGAAGACAACGTCGAATATCTCCTCATCCCACGCCTTCACGAGTTTGGGGACGTTGTTAGCACGTCCACGTGAAGGGATGTAGACTCGTGGATTGGTCATGTTTGAATCATCCTCACTACTACCTCTTGGCCTGTGATATTGTAAGCGACATACTTCCATCCGAGAATCTCCCACTCCATCAAAGCAGAGTGTTCCCCGCGACCGTCAATCTGCCAGCCTGGCCAATTCCAGTACTCGTCAAACAGAATGATGGATCGGTTCCGTAGATAGAACCGCAGCTCAGAGTTCAGGATTGTACACGCGGAACTGTAGAGGTCAGAGTCAACGTGAAGAAAGCTAATCCCGTATTTGTCGAGCGTGTCGCCGTGCTTCTCAATGAACGCGGGTATCGTGTCGGTGAACATCCCGCGCCAAAGTGTAATGCCGTCGATGGCTTCTATGTCATCCGCCACCATACCTGCTCGGCTGAAACTGCCTTTGGGTAAACCAGATCGCCAAGCCTCAGGCAGCCCTTTGAAGCTATCAAAGCCATGGACCTGACGCACTTTGGCGATTTGCTTGATAGTCTTTCCAAATCCAACGCCAAATTCAAGAGCCATACCGTTATTCGGCGATTTGTCGAGGGCATAAGCAAGTATCTCTTCTTCACCTTCAATCTGCTCCATCTTCATACAATCATCGTTCCCGATGATGTACTCTGCAGTGTGGCGGCAGGCCATCGCTTCCAGCGTGGCCTTGATGTTATGTACGGTATGGACTACCACGAACCACTCTCGCCTTCACCGTTGCGGTAGCGACGAGCCAAGCTACTCTGCTTGACTCGCCGCCACCTTCCCAACAACCTGGGAGGGATGCCCAGGATGGTCACTCGTCGTCCGGTCCCTTCACGTACTTGTCCCATTCCTCGGCAGTTATGCCGGTCATGAGGAACTCACGTTGGTCGGGCGACAGATTCGGCATAGCGTTCTGGATATGAGCGCCGTCACGCCACTTTTGGATCTGTTCGACGGTCACCGGAATCTCTTGCTCGTGCTCCACTCCGGTGAGGCCTGACTTCATTCGTACTAGCATTTTGGTGGCCCTACTATGAAGGTGCCGGCGGCACAACGACGCATCAAGCCGTCCTTGCGCTGGACTATGGAGTTGAGACGCGCATTTACGACTCCTGCGTCCAGATTCAACTCCTTTGCTACCGCGGTGTAATGGGCGCCATTCGGGTGCCGCATGACGACTTGGTAGGCTTCCAACTGCTTTGGTGATAGCGCTGCGGCATCCGGACCTGTCCCGTTATTCCGCAATCTCGCTAGCAACCTCACGGCCTGCTCCTCGTCGTCGATCTTGACGGTTATACCGTCAATCACCAACTCAATCACCGCGTTGGCACCCGAGTCAATACCCGGCGAACGGTCGCCTCACTCACGCCGTACTTGATTGCGAGCTGTCGAACGGTCTTACCCGCTAGGTTCGCATCCCGCAAAGCGCGCATTTGGCTAGAGCTCAAATACTCGTAATCTGGTTGGGACTTATTCATCTTGGCTGCCCCCTTTCTCTGGTTGGTACGCCAAGTTGTTGGCTGTTCTGGACGTTCTCCGAAAGTGGTGATGCCGCCAAAGCGGCACTCCGTCCAAGGTTGCCATCCTAGCGGGAGATTAGATCTGGGTCTACCGCCATTGACCCGGCACTTGCTCTGGAGGATACCGCTAGTCTGGGTTGCGTATCCCAGCGCATTCCTAGCGGTATCCACCAGAACACCCTGACGCGACGGGTACGCGCCAGGGGTCTGGGGTTGCCTCTCGGCATATTCCACGGTGGCAACCAACCGTTCTAGAAACTGGCTTCCGACACGCCAGCCTCGACAGCCTCGCCACGCCGACGAACACGCCGGCCAGACCTGCCTGGGGCCTCGCCATCTTCGGGCAACTCGACATCGCTGTCGTCGCCGTCCAGACCAGACTCCTCACGTTCTGCCTGCTTGGCTTCACGTTCGGCTTGCTTCGCGGCTCTGGCTTCCTCGCGTTCCTTTTGGCGCGCAGCGCGGTCCTGCTCGGCCTGCTCGCGTTTTGCCTTTGCGGCCTCCGCACGTTCGGCGCGTTCCTGCTCCTTCTGCTCGCGTTCTGCTTCCCGGGCAAGGCGTTTCTCTTCACGTTCCTTGTCCTTGGCCTCGCGTGCCTGGCGCTTTTCCTCCGACTCCTGTTCGCGGGCAGCCACTTTCTCTGCCCGTTCCTTGTCCTTGGCTTCACGCTTCTGCGCGGCATCGGCCAGAGCTTGCTCCCGCGCTGCGTCCCGATCGACACGCTTCTGCTCGCGCAACTGCTTGAGCTCGTCGTGACGTTCCGTCGACGCCTGCCACATTCCGTGCCACTTGAACGCAGCGGCAACCTGATCGTCCGTGATTGGGTATCCCCCAACCGTTCGCACGAAGTTTGCCAAACTGCGGCAGGCCTCGCTGGGTTCATCGCTGAACCCGTTATCGCCTGGGCCAAATTTCTTGGCCGGGACTGTTGACGTCATTCTGACTCCTATCTCGGGTTTTCCGGTCGTTACCTACGCGAGTCTACTCGCGTTTTGGGAGGAATCCTATCAGTTTCCCGAACGAATTCACGAGTTTTGCGAGCGGATTTGGGCGCCTCTCTTACGCTTTCGCATCCGCATTACGCGCGCATTTTGACCGCCATCCACTCGTACAGAACGCCGGCCAGATTGAACCATCTGGCGATGTACTGCTCGTCGGTTTGCTTCCAACTCTTCCAGGTTCACTACACGCGCCATGTACGCAGCAATGTCCTTGGCGTTGGGTTTGGCCTTTTGTCTAGTTAGGCTAACTAAGCTTTGTTTGCCGGATGTGATGGTGGAGCCGAACCACCCTGCTAGGAAGCAGAGCAGTCCGGCTCCGACCAACTCTAAAATGGTTGTCATTGGGCCAATCTCAAGAAGCGTCGAACAGTGTCCGCGCAAACTCAATTCCGCGCTCACCGTCGATAATGGACTTGATTGATACCTCACGCGCCAGATTCGCTCTGGCTATCGCCTCGTCAATCGTATTGAGCGACTTGACGTGCCAGATTGTAACCTGGTGAATACGACTGAGTCGATGTAAACGGTCCTCCACCTGCTCCTGGTCGCTTGCGCTCCAGGTCTCGTCTAGTAGGACCAATTCATCAGCCGCATCCAACGTGAGGCTTACTCCGCCAGCGGTCGTCGTGAGCAGAAGCACACGATGCTCGCTATCGGGATTGTTCTGCCAGTCGTCCTTGATTCGCTCACGCTCCTTGTCGCTTGTACCACCCGTGAACTTGAAGCCACGGATACCAAGCTCACTCAGACCGCTACCGAAGCAGTCGATCAACTGGCTGAACTGGCTAGCGACTACCACTTTCGGCCTGTCGGCCATCGGTACGTCGCTGTCTTTGGCTATACCGCGCTCATCCAACATCTCCACGAGCCAATCGAACTTGTTGCTCGGGAGTGTCGGCACGAAGTGGTCGCCCACCATCTTGCCGTAGCTACCGGCAAACTGCTTGAGCCGGGTTAACTCCGCCAAAATGCCGTTGGTCAGTAGCGTACCACCTTCCAACTCTGCGGCAGCATGCCTCTGGATATCTGCGTAGGCTTTAGCCTGTTTCGACTCCATCGGCAACCAAACTGCTACAGGGCTATTCTTCACGCGGCTGTCGAGTGGCCACCCGCCATACATTTTCGGAGGCAAATCCTTCGCCACCTCCGATTTGGTCCGGCGGATCATCACCGACTTTGCCTCTGCGTACATTCCTTCACGGTCCACCATAGCGCCAACGGTCCATCCGTAGCGGTCTTGAAACACATCAAAGTGCTTCTTGACCCAGGGCCAGAAACCACGGTACAGGTCTGGCCGTAACCAGTTTAGCTGTCCCCACAGATACTGTTCCTTGCCCCGAAATGGGGTTCCAGATAACGCAATCCGCAGTCCGTCCTCACGAACGGATAGCGCGCCCAGGCCTAGCCTTTGCCCGCTCTGTTTCTTTTTGTTACCCGTAGCCCCAGCTAACGTCTGGTGCGACTCGTCCACGATGATCGCGGACCAATCTGTATCGAATAGCTCCATGACGGCCGAACCTACCGGATTGATTACCTTGTGCCCATTCTCATACACGTAGTGATTGTACTCGTCCACTTTCGCTTTGATACGAACATAGACAGGGGAGGTAATCAGCCAGACACGCTCGTTTGCCTCGTTATCGGAGGCATACGACGCAGCTGACGCGACAAATGCGGCGCGCTCAGAGGCTTTGACATCCGCTCCAAGCACGTACACAATATCGTCCGGCACCCAACGTGCTAACTCCTGGGGCCACGTCAGTTGCGACGCAGCCTTTGGAGCTACCACGAGGATGGGTCCGGTGATTCCAGATTCGATGATTGCCGCTATCGACTGGACCGTCTTGCCCAAACCCGGCTGATCTGCGATCAAGCACGAACGATTCCGTGCCGCGAACGCAGCGCCTACAGTTTGGAACGGCCTGGCCGACATGGCTTCCCAGATTGTCGGATAATCCGACGAGATTGCGGGCAGATCCACCAGATCCATACTCTGGACATCGGGGATTGTTTCCTGCCGTGCCTTCTCCACTTGCGCCCACTCGACCAGTGTCTTACTCATTTTGAGTTCGGCACCGAACTTGGTAGCGACACGCCGTGCTCCGGTACAGGTGTCCCAGTGAACTGGGAACTCCCACCTGCCCTTGTCCCTGTTAAACCTGGGAGGCCCAGGCAATTCGGACTTGAGCGCGGCGTTGGCGTCAGGGTCATAAACGTCCGTTCTGACCCATATGACGTCATTCTCGCCATCCTTTGAAGGACCAAGCCCCATTACCCACAGTCGTTTCGGCATCAGCTCACACTCACGATACTGTCGAGGTGCACCGCATAGAACACGGGCAACTCACCTCGTGGCGGGACACTTACAAAGTCGATATAGTCGTGTTTGTCGTCACGCCTTACAACTTTGAAATGCCGCCGGCCACCTACAATCTCGGTACGCATGCGCCCAGATAACCGATTGACCCAGGTGATCTCTTTTTGAAAGAGAACCAACTTGATCTCCTCATCGGAGGATTCGTGATCGAATGGAAGCGAACCTTGAAGTGCTTCCATTTCCTCTGTAGTCATTTCACCATTCGATTGACGTTTGCTACGAACACCTAGCATTTTCGCCGGGTTTGGCGGCTCCTGCGCGATCTTGGCTGCCTCCGCCACATTGTGGCATCGACGGTTTTGACCGGCCAGAGTGTACCAGACCTCGCCATTTGGTTCCCCAGATTGCGGTGTCTTGTACCAGATAATTTCGATGGATTCATCGCTGTCTCCACGCGTGGCGAACAGTATTACATTCCCGGTTTTGTCGTCAACCGACCAGCTTCCGCTCCAGCCAAACTGCTTCACGAAAGCACCGAAATTGTTCGCCTTATCCTTGATTGTCTTGCCCGACGAATGGTAACCACTTGGGTTTTTCACATTCTTCGCCATCTCTCTTGGTTGTCCCTTCTGGTTGTTGGGGTTACAGATTGGGTACTTCGACCAAGGTCTAACACCCGCAGAACGCTCAGATTGGTACATCCTACTCCAATCTGAGCGCTCTACGCATGGCTACCTCGTATTCTACTCCGATCCAGTCCGGTTAGGACCGTTTCACTCTAATTCATCATCGGGCACGATCTGGCTAAGCCGCACCCATTGTGTCCAGCTCAAACTCTCGTTTGGGCTGGCCGGCCGCAATCTGACGAAACTCCAGCCCGGTATGGACTTGAGCTCCTCAGCGGGTACTATGTACCCACCGGGATTGCGTGTACCACCATCAAACTCAACGTACACTTCCGTCATCGGGGCAGCAGTCTGAGCAGAGCCTCAGCGACAGCGCCAATATGGCCACCGTCCTTGCCGCCACGCTTGCGGTACTCTGCGTTGGCGGCAGTCATGAACTCAAACCGTGGAGTCGAATCTGGCCCATCGTGGACCAGTTCCGACATCGGCACGCCTTTGAGGCCACCCGCCATGTCGATGATGATTGGATCCTTCATCAAACGCTGAT